CCGACGCCGACATTCCCACTCCCATCAACATTAATACGCTGATTCCCCGCTCCATCAGCAATAATAATGTTGTTTGATAACGTAGAGGAAAGTCCGGTGACGTTAGCTCCGAGGATAGTGTTGTTTACCCCGGTGACGATACCACGACCAGTGTTGTACCCGATGACGGTGTTTGCGCCGGTGTCGTCACCGGTGTTGATATCGTAGCCAGCCTGGAAACCATTGGCGGTGTTTTGGCTACCGGTGGTGTTGTAGCGGAGGGCTTCGTAACCGTTGGCGGTGTTGCTGTTACCGGTGGTGTTGGAGTAGAGGGCCTGGAAACCGTTGGCGGTGTTGCTGTTACCGGTGGTCTTGGAGTAGAGGGCGTTGAGACCATAGGCGGTGTTGAAGCTACCGGTGGTGTTGGAGCGGAGGGCGTAGCGACCATAGGCGGTGTTGTTGGAACCGGTGGTGTTGGAGAAGAGGGCGTCGCGACCATTGGCGGTGTTGTTGTAACCGGTGGTGTTGGAGCGGAGGGCGCCGAGACCATTGGCGGTGTTGCTGTAACCGGTGGTGTTGGAGCGGAGGGCTTCGAAACCATTGGCGGTGTTGAAGCTACCGGTGGTGTTGGAGCGGAGGGCGTTGAGACCATTGGCGGTGTTGAAGCTACCGAGGGTGTTGGAGTAGAGGGCGTTGAGACCATTGGCGGTGTTGTTGGAACCGGAGGTGTTGGAGTAGAGGGCGTTGAGACCATTGGCGGTGTTGTTGGAACCGGAGGTGTTGGAGTAGAGGGCGTTGAGACCATTGGCGGTGTTGTTGGAACCGGTCATCGTCAAGTTCCCGGCTCCGCCGAAGAAGTAGTTGTTAAGGGTGGTAGAGGCGATGATAACATCGGCACCGTTGTATTTATAAGAGCTGGCTGAGGTGATGTTTATGTCGCCAGCTACTTGCAATGCACTATCAGGTGCCGTCGTCCCGATACCGACGTTGCCTGTGCTAGCCACAAACACCCCCTCATTTCCCCCATCTCCTGAAAGGTAGTTACCATTAAGAGCAATGTTACCTGTCATTGTGCCTCCTGCTTTAGGAAGTAGACCTGACAGGTCTTGGTCTGCTGTAGCCCCGTCTTCTACATTTATTAAAGTACGCACCGCACTGGCTGTAAGTTGCTCTGAGTCACCTGTGCCTGCTGTGGTTCGTCCTAAGATTCGGTCTGTGGCTACGTTTGATACTACGTCTACTGTGCCGCCTCCTCCTCCATTATCATCTACATACTTTTTAGTAGCAGCTTGTAGGTCTGTAGTTGGTGCTGGGATAATAGGTGAGCTAGAAAATGTCTTTACCCCTGCTACGGTTTCGTTACCTGTGTTCTGTACTGCTGAGTCTGCTAGTAAGCCTTGTGCTGCTGTAGCAAACGCTCCTGTTGCTTGTGTAGCTGCTGTGCCTAATCCAAGGTTAGTACGGGATGTTCCTGCATTGGCTACGTCTGAGAGGTTGTTAGAGCCGAGCATGTCACCACCACCTGCGATAGATTCCCACGCTGGGTCTGTACCGTCTGTGGTGAGGAACTTACCAGCGTTGCCTGTTTGGTCGGGGAGGGATGAGCCACCGCCAGAGCCTAGGATGTAATTACCCTTAGCGTCCTGAGTAAGACCTGACAAGTCAACGTCAGTAAGTTGCCCAAGTGCCTGTGCTCCACCGCCAATATTTCCAACTCGTTGGGTCGGTAGTTTAATCTTCTTTACTTGTTTGTCGATGTACTCTTTAATACCAGCGTAGTCAACGTCTTCTGCCTCGTCTAGCTTTGGCATTACCTTCAATAAAGATTCTACAATAGCGGGAATGTCCACTACTGCATCTTTACCAGGCTCTCCGTCTTTGGCTTTTGGAATCTTAGCCACTTGCTTGGTTACTTCTTTCTCCACCTCTTGTACTACGTAAGAGAATACAATGTCATAGTCTGCGTCTTCTCCGTCCTTAGGTACTGGTATACGTGAGACAACCTCTTTTATCATGACTTCCTTCTCTTGGTCAGTGAAGTAGTCAGTACCTTTCTTAGGCGTGTCACCCCTTTCGCCCTTTGCGTCAGCAATAAGCGTAGCGAAGAACTTCTCCATCGGAGAGTTACCTGTTTTTCCACTTTGGTACTGAGCACGTTCTTTAGCGTAGGGGTCTGGTTTCATATTCGTTTAATTATAACATTTAATTAGAAGTCGATTGCTGTTGTTTTAAGGCTCTGATTTGGTCTACTACTGACTTTGATATGACCCCTTTAACAGCCAAGTCTTTGATGTATGCGTTGGCTTCCTCTGGCTGCATGGTGTTAGCTTTCTTAAAGACGTACTCAGCCCGCTTGCCGTTCTCTACTCCTAGTTGTGAGATGGCTTGGTCAGTGGGTGTCCAGTCAGCTTTCTTTTTATCAGCCAGTACCTTCGCTTTAATCTTCTTCGCTAGTGGTAGGTTGGTCTTGGCTATCTCAGTTAGGCGAGCATTGGCTTGCTCTGGTGGTAGGTTGCCGAGTTCTTTAGAGACAGTTTCAACTTCTTCTGAGATGCTTTGTTTTTCGTCTTTCGCTTCCTTTAGGAAAGTGTCTAGTTCCGCATCTCCTGAAGTTCTGTTTGGTTTAGCAAACTGTCTAAATGCTGATGGAGTAAATTGACGTTGGATGGCGGTTAAGCCTTTTAAGTCACCCTCTTTGAAGTCTTTCCCGTCTGTTTTGTACTCACTCCACATAGCTAGTTCTACTAAGTTGTCTGTCAACTTGGTTAAGAAACTAAGTAGTCGTGGCTCTCCAACAAACAGCCGTGGGTCAACGGCTCCGATAATTGTCAACGCTTCTAGTTGAATACGAGCGTACCACTTTCCTGCAAAAGTATCTTCGTCGTTGTCTTGCATCGCTTGGCTTCCAACGTAAAAGATTAAGGCAGTAGCTTGCACCTCTCTAATAGTTTCTTGCATCTCCCTTGAGGTAATAATGCCTTTCAACTTGCCGCTTTTAATTCTAGTCGCCAGCGTAGTTAGGTTCTTTGCGGTAGTTCTAGCAATCGGAATAGCCCAGCCCTTGTACTTATTCACTGCCGCTCCAGCTGAAGTAGCTCCATAAATAGATTTAACATCTGCACCCAAGTCACGCCACCGACCAGCTTCTAAACGCAACTCAGCCAGTCTCGCTGACGACAATTTACCAGCTCTTAGTTCGGCTTTAGTCATCCTAGACAAAAGAAATATCTTGTTCATTTCAACTGAAGACTGTGCAAAACCAATGAACATTGCATTCAATCCTTTTTCACCTAGTGATATGTTTGGTTCAGCTAATTCAGTCCACACGTTACGCCCGATAAACGGCTCAGCTTCCTTGATAATTTTAGCTGCGTTAGGGTCAATATACCCCTTGAGTCCAGCGTCCCAGACTCGACGTTTAGCACCCTTAGCAACACCTTTAGCTCCTAGAGCTACATAAGTAACTACTGACTCACCAACAACTGCTGCTGTCTGTGAAAGAACACTAAAACCTAAGTCTTTAATTGAGACAACAATATTGCCGAGCCGGAGTGTTACGTCTAGCTTACCGCCCTGTTCCAGCAATCCACCAAAGTTTTCCCTTCTACCCTTCTTGTTGTTTAGATATTTATTTATAAACGTCTTTAGGCTACGGTCTAGCTCTAGTCCCTTTTCAGTTAAACCTTTTGGGGTAAGGGCCTGTGTGTATACTTCTATTTCAGGAATAACCCTGTCGAGCATCTTCTTACGCTCCATCTGTTCTACGTAGTCAAGAAATACTTTAGTTGCATTATTACTCGCTTCCCCCTCTCCAGTTCGGCGCAAGGTATACTTAAAGAACTTAGACTTAGATAGTATCTGTCCAGTGTCTTGGTCAATAATCTTAGCTACTTGGGCAGCGTCTTTCTGCGCTTGGAATACACCACGTACTGCGTTTATCAGTCCGTCATCACTCCAACTCTCTAGAAATTGCTTCTTTGTGTGAGTAAAGTAAGCGTCTGCGTACCGACTCCCTCGTAGTTCCTCTATGGCTATAAGGTGGTCTAAGGCTCCACGGTAGTACTGCTCCATGTGTACGGCTAGGTCTAGCTCCTCTTTAGTGAGAGCTTTCATAGCCGCTTCTTTGGCTTCTGGTTCAGCTTCGAGGTAACGTACTATCTCCTTTTGTTTAGGTACAAGTGACTGTTTAGCCTTACTGAATATACTTGTATTACGTGATTTGTTAGCGGCTGCTGTTAGTCGGTTAGTCTCAGCTTGCACCTTTAAGAAGCTAGCTTTACCACGCATTACCTCGGTCTGGGTACGCTTTACTACTAGATTGTAGAAAGGATTAGCTTCTGCTAGGGCGGTATCGTAGCGCATGCTATCTAGTGTGGTAGATGTCATGTTCTCTAGGTCTTCAAGTTTAATATCTTTAAACTCAGGGTTTTTCTTTAACTCTTCCCATAAGTGAACCCGTACCTCACGCATAGTTTTGACACTACCTAGTTCTGTACGGCTGATAGTCTCTAGTGTTCGAGGAGACAGGAACTCATCACCCACACTAAAGCCCTCCAGTGACTTAGCGTACTGGCGTAACTGGGCTTCGTTCATCTGGCTGACTGGGGGTAAGTCCTGTGCCTTGCGGTAGTTTTCTACTTTATCAAAGTGTTTGTCTTCAATCAGAGCGTTTAGCTCCCACTTAGCTTGCTTGGTGTTCTGCATCTGCATGGCTCGGTTCTCCATTCCTCGAATGAATCCATTGAACTCACTCTCTCCCATCCGTTGCAAGTCCCGACCAAACGTCAACTTCTTTATCTCTCCGTCAGTTAGTTGAAATTGGTCTTGGAGGAAACGGACGTATGACTTACGTTCAGCCGATACGGTACTAGCCACCTTACTAGCTTTGTTAGCCAGCGCACGTTCAGCCTTAGCTGGCTTAAGTTCGTCTCGTAGCTCTTTAATTATAGTCGTACTCTCAGTGTATTTTAGATAAGCCTCTCTAGCCTCCTCAGACGTATCAAAACCAGCTTCGTCAGCCAGTTGGTCTCCCTTACGGGCAAATATAGACTTGCCTGAGCCTGTCACTTCTGGGAGTCCGTCTTTACCAGCGTACTTTGAAAGTGCTTTAGCTGGGTGGTTAGCTAGAGCCTCCTCTGCAATGTCTATACGTGTAGCTAGTTGCCCTATCTTCTCAGCGTTTAGGTCTTTGTTCTTTATAGCAGTACGAATGTCTTTTAGCTCGGAGTCTATTTTGATACGTGGGGCTGGTTTGGGTTTAGGAAACTCTTTGGGTACACCACCAGCGTACCCACCTTGTCGAAAGGCTGGGTTTTTTAGTTGGTCTAGGAGGGATGGTTTCTTAGGGGTGTTAGCTTGCTTCCAGATGTCTGTTAGTTGGGCTTTGGTTTGTACCATTTCTGCGTTTAAGATACGCACTTCATTATCCTCTAAAGATTTAATAACATCGTAATTTTTAGACAAATCTGTTAGTTCGTTCGCGGACATATCATCTATTATGTCTCCGTCAGGCATTTCATAAACTCTAGCATTTGGTTTTATATACATTTCGACTACTTCATCTGAATTTGCTATGTTTTTGGAAAATTGTTTAGCATAATTTATGTCGGGTGAGGTGCTTAGTCCTACAAAACCACCGCCACTTGACGGGAACGCTAATTTTTCTTCTGGAGAAAGTATTTTAACTTGTTTAATAAGTTCCTTAACTCCAGCACCTCCATGAAACACTGGCTCTCCTTGTGCTTTCACAAAAGCCTCAGCACTATCAAACCCCTTAGCTCCTTCTAGGATGGATGGTTTTTTAGCTTCTGTGCTAAGATTAGCAGATGATACGGATTGATTGTCTAGTCTGGGTGTCGGTACTGCTTCTGGCTGTGCTGTTGCTGTTGGCTGTTTTACTTTAGCTGCTTTATTAGCTTGCTTCCAAATTTCCTCTAGCTCTGCTTCTCTTTTCCTTATCAAAGGTAATTCCAAAGATTCTGCTTTCCTTATCTCTGAACTGATGTCACCCAAGTCTTTGGTTATTTGCGCACTCAGCCTTACAATATCCTGAGCAGGCTTTCCTTCTTCGGCAATAACCTTCACTCCCTTGAATACATTTTCAGGATCAGAACCAAGGATTACTTGTTTGACAAAGGGTAAATTATTTTTCTTAGCAAAGTAATTATATATAGATTGTATATTTGTTTCTATAGAATCACCCATCACACCACTCTTTAATTTGTCGTAGGATAAGACATCAGTAACATCTCCAACCTCTTTTCCTCTTTTAATACCTAAATCTGCAAGAAGTTCAACTGGGTCAAAATCTAATTTTCCACCTGAAATTGCTTTTGTGTTACCAACACGATCAAACAAAGAGTCTAATTGTTTATCTACTCCAAACTCTCGGTTAATAGTTTTTGTTACAAACTCTTCCTCCGTCAGTCCTTTAGCGACGGCTTCTGAGGCAGGTGTGGTTTGTACTGGCTTTTTAATATCAGATACTCCACCGCGCGCACGTGAAGCTTCAGCTTGTTTGGCTGGGCGTTGTGCGTCTTGTGTGATAGCTAGACTCTCGTCCATGTGTTGCCGTAGGGTATTGGCGAGCGTCTTGTCTCCACCTGTAGTGGCTTCTTTTGCAATGAAACCTTTTGCGACCATAGCGTCTCCTAGCTCTTGAGCGAGTCCTTTTATTTCTATCTTCTCCGCTGAGGTGGCTCTACTGGTTTTGTTCACTATATCAGAGAATCTCTTTACTACCTCGGTCATCTCAGGGTTGTATGTCGCTGGCTTCAGTAGCGTTTTGAGACCCATCTTGACCGGCTTGGTAGTTCCCAAGAATACTGGAGCATCGAGTCCAGCAAACAGCTTCTCGGTAAAGTTAGTTAAGCGCAGGGCTGATTTTTCCTCCGGTGTGAGGTCTTCAGTGGGTACGTTGAACCTAGAAAGAATTGGAGCGTTGGGGTTTTGATTAGCTAGGTTTCTAATCGCTTTGTCAATCGCTAACTCTGGGTCTGTCCCCGCTTCAATAAGTTTGTCTCGGTATTCAAATATACGCCTGTTAGCGTCTTCTTGAGTCGGGTTGAGCAATGAGTTAAATCCTTCAGTTAAAAGCCCTGGCACGCCCTTTTCACGCGCTACAGACCCCATAGACTCTAATACACCAGTGAAACCCTTCTGTTGGTTTGGCTGCTCTGCTCTACCTGTACCTACAAGAAATGGCGCAAGCCCTCCCAGTTTTTCTCGGAGCTTTGCTTGACGGTCTTCATTACGGCTTTGTTGCTGTGACACCATCCACTCCCGCCCTTGCCCTAGTTTCTTAGCATCATTAAAGCTTGTGTTGAGTAAGGGGTTTACTCTTGGTGCAGTAATAGAACCACCTTTAGCGATAATATCGGCTTGAGTTGGTTTGTATGCTGGTATCCTTGTTTGATTGGGAGCTGGCGTTTGGTTTGGAGTTGGTGTAAATGGTACGGGCTGTGTTTGTGCTTGTTGGGTAGTATTCGCTGTCTGGGGTAGAACAGGCTGCGGTAGAGTAGGTGCTTTAGGCATACCAAACTTCACCGGCTGGGGTGGCAGGTTTCTTTTTCCACCGTCTAAGATGGCTTTGATACTTGGGGTGAAGATTCTATTCCAGTCTTTCATAGTGGGCTACTTAAAATACGTTAAAGTCTTCTTCTTCGTCTGAGTCTTGTTTTATACCGTTCGCCTTTTTCCATTCTTCGTAGAATGTATTCGGGTTGAATGACTGTTGTTTATTCACTCGTTCATCTAAGTAGTCGTCTGTAAACAGAGCCATTTGCTCATCGGTTAGTTCTGAGATGATTTTAGTGGAGATTGCGTTGGGTAGGTTTGCCTTTAGGTCCTGTTTTACCTTTGAGTATGAAGTGCCTAGGGCTGTCTTCTTGCTATTACGTCCGAGCGTACCACCTTCCGTTTCTCCTAGTGTGAATAAACCAGAGCCACCACCCACGGCTCGACCTAATGCATTTACATCAAGTCCGTCACTGGCTGTCTTAAGGAACTGCTTAGCGAACGCTTCAGCTTCTTTCTTAAGGTCGGCTGTGTGTTTGTTCGTTCGGGATTGTAGGTCTTTAGAGTATCGTTCCTTGATTCGGAAGATTTCTTTCTGCGCTGATTGCTGGGCTTTGTTCACTTCCTTAGTGATGTCCTCGTAGTCTTTAGTGAGGTCTTGTTCTAGCTTAAGGATAGCTTCGTCTGTGTTGTTCTCGATGTTGTTTAGTTCGTCATTGAGACTGTTCTCGATAGTACGAGTAGCGAACTTGTATTGTATTTCAAGCTGTTGGGCTTGATTCTGGTACTTGGTCTCTAGGGTCTGTAAGGCCGCAGGAGCCGCACCAGTGGTTTTTAATGCCCCTAGCTTAGCCAGCTTACCTGTCATGTAATTTTTAGCTGCTAGACGGTTCTCTTCTACCTTGGCTGTTTGGATTTTCTGCTCAGCTTTGTTCTTAGCAATGGCTGTGTCAGCCTGAGCTTTGAGTGATTGGTTGGCATCTTTTTCTCGTTCCTCTAAGATACGCTTCTCTTCAATCGCTTGCTTCTTCTTCATTTCTACAATACCCACTTGCTGTTCTGTACCAAAATATAGGTCTACTAGGTCTTGCGGGATAGACGCTTGACGCATGATTTCCTCTTGGTAGACCGCTTTCTCTGGGATAAGGTCGTTGAGAGCCTGTTCCTCAGCTTGTTTGTTCGCCATTGGGTTAGTGATACCAGCTAAGTAGTCACCAGTTGATTGAATATTTTGCTCTGTCCCTGCTACTGGTTCGCTAATCTTACTCGCTACGTTGGCCACGTCCCCGCCATAATTCTGAAAAGACTGCATGAGTTGTTGCAGTTGGGGGTTGGTTTGCATAGCTTGGTTCATTTCCTCTTGAGAAGAGAATAGGCCAGCGATGTCTTTGGCTCCGGCTTCGAGGGTAGCTCTGGTTTTGTCTTGCTTAGTACCGTTACTGTCCCATGATGAGTTTTGAATATCAGTTAGCCCTAGACCTACTCTGTCGATAGTCTTCTTGAGTCCGGTGAGCGTTTGGGGGTTAAAGGCGTATGAGGTGTTCTCTGAGAGTTGCCCTGTTCGCTTCTGTTTCTCTGCTCTGGCTCGTGAAGCAGCCTCACCATAGGTGAGTCCTGAGAACTGTGATGGGTCGATAATACCCTCTAGACCCATTGAACGGCCTAGAGATTGAGCTTGTGCGCTATTTAGCGTAGGGATAGCGTTACCTGTCTGAGACTTAGAGCCACCATCCTCAGTAACAGCACTCACTTGGTCTGAAATAATGGCTTGGTCTTCAGGGGTTTCAAAGCCCACACCAGAAGCTCCACCTATTTGAGCGGCGTTGAGTCCTGCTGGGAGCGTTGAGTTCGATGCTTCATACCCATCTAATAGGTCTTTGTCGATTCCATCGAGTCCCTTTAGTTGGTCTAGTTGTTTTTTAGTAAGTCCTGCCATGTTATGTCTTTATTATGTAGTTAATAACTACGAACGGTGGCATGTTGTTGTGGGGGGTGTCGCCTCCTGTGGCATCTGTGTCTCTTCGAGAAGCATTATCACTACCCGAACCAGAACTGTCAAAGTCACCACCAGATTGATTTATATTTGAACCATGTGTGTGAGTGGGCATTTGAGAAATAAGAAGTGTATTCTCTTCTTCTCCCCCACTATCTCCAAGTAATCGGTCAGTTAGTTGAAAAATCATTGTCATTGTTCCTGCCCCTGCATTTACAAGAGCCAATGAATGACCAGCCATTGCTTCTTTGTAACTACTCGCCAATCGAATAGTTGTTGATGTAAGTTTTATAACAAAGTAATCACCCGCACTTAGTCCAGTGGGTAAAGTATCGTCAGTACTAATAGTAACTTTTGTACCTGTTATGATGTTTTGACTAAGAGCTGCAACAGTAATCACTGCATCGTTTTTGATAGCGGAGACTGAGGTTCCGTTAAAATCAGAACTAATTACATTTATTTGATTTTTACTTGCGATAGCATCTAGACCTGTTGCAAATAAACTAAATGTACTGCCAGCGTCTCGTAAATAGTATGTTGTGCCACTATCTAGCCCATTTAATGTTGATGCAGGAGTAAATCCTACACCGTTTGCGATTCCAGAGGCAGCACCATCAATTCGAATCCAGCCATCTTCACGGTGACCGCTTGTAATATCACCTAAGTCAGACCCAATTTCTATTGATGCCGCATCTACTGTAATTGATTCTTGTTTTTGTCCTGCACCTACTGGGAAAGATGAACGTAAGTCTGGTACGTTAAACGTAGTTGAGCCGTCACCCACACCATATGATGTGCTAGTTACAGCAAAAAGGTCAGCGTAAGTAGTTCTCGATACGGCGGCACCATCACAAAGTAGGAAACCTGTAGGGGCTGCTGCACCAGCGTACATAGAAATCATACCCGTAGTGGCCGCAATAAATTGTGCTTGAGTCGCTGTTACTCCAGCTCCTGCGTTCATTCTAGTATCGTTAGTACCCACCGCAATTGGCTCTGCTGCGTCTGCTGGAGCCGCTGATAGCTTTGAGATACCCTTTACCGTTGTACTGGCGTTAGGCGCACCGGCAGATACAATAGCGTTAATCGTATCGTCAATCTCTTGCTGGTGTTCTGCGGTGTAGTTCATTCGAACAGCCTCACCTGCGATGTGAGCTTGGTCAGTAGTCCCTCCGAGTCCTCTGTCACCGGCTAGAGCGATGGTTACGTAGTCTCCTGTACCGTCTGTGCCTGTGCCTGTGTATTTAATAATCTCACGTAGGGATTCACTCCCTGGGGAAATAACCAAGTAGCCGTTAATCGGTGTTGGTTTAGTTGATACGTAGATGTTAGTCGCTCCGGTTGTGCAATCGACTGCTACGGTTTCTTTATAAAAGTTCTGAAGGGTTGAGATAGCCATATATATATTGTTAATTATACCATTTTAATTCATGCTAATAACACTACTGGATTTAGTCAGCTTGCGTGGGCTTTTGTGACCAGATAGAGCGAATTGTGAGATGGTAAAGGTCTCACTTAATTTATCGTTACTCAGCTCGATACTGATTGACTGAGCCTTAGAGAGGAAAGATACTCTACGTTTAGTAAAGGGTGAGTTTGCCACCACTCGACCAAAGGAGTCTGCGATAAGCATGTCACCGATTGGTACTTCGGGGAGAGCGTTCTCTTCATTCTCTACTGGGTTGCCAACAAAGAAGATTTTAGCTTTAGTGTTACGTATGTCGTTTGCGTCTGAGTAAACAGTGACTGTCACGCGAGCCAGTAGGTCTTTGAACATTAGGTCTAGGTAGCGGTAGACGTTGAAACGTGAGAAGTCATCGTCCTCTACCCGCTCAAAGCGCACTGATGAAGGGATAGCTACCCCATTATCGTTTAGTGATTCTGTCCACTTGAGTACACCAAAGGGTGCTGATGACTTGGCACTGTATATTACCCCGTCAATCTCCATGTAGTCTGAGCTTTTGGCTTTGATACGGTTGGTATTCTTAGTCCATGCGTTGCCGTGAAGTAGGTGACAGACAAAAGTCACATCGTTTGTGTCTTCAACTAGGGGAATAGCCATATAGAACCGTCTGTTGTAGTAGAAAGTAACTATCTGTGAGTAGTCTGCTACTTTAATATAAGCTAGTGTCTCCTTAATATCCTCTGAAATGACTGATGTATTGACTCCAAGTACCCCTATTTGCTGGTCTTTGTACCCAATAGAGCGCACTTCTAGCCCTGTGAAGAACCAGATGTCGTTCTCTACCCATGAGATAGCGTCTTTCCCACACGCTCCGTACTGTCCGTTTTGAATCTCTAGCTTCGGTACGAACAAATCTACAATTTGGTCGTAAATAAAGGTCAGTTTCCAGATGCTCTCTTGTTTGAATATCAATAAAGAGCCAAAGTAGTTAACTGTGCCGGTGATTTTGTCTGTGCCGGTAGGTTTGATTATGTCTGTACCAGTAAAAGTAGTGGGGACTCCTACGTTTGAGTAATAGGTAGTTAGTGGCTCGGCTGTTACACCTGATACAAATAGTCTGTCCTCAAATATCTCTAAGATGTTACCCTTTGGCGCGCTTGCGTACTCAGTAAAGGTAGTACCGTCAAACTTAGTATACGGCTCGTTCGCGTTACTGAGGTATAAATCATCGTCATACACCAAGTAAGCGAACTCTGCGTCCTCTGTGTACGCTGCTGTGACAGTGTGTACGCCTGATTGTGTACCGGAAGTATCAACTGCGCTTCCTCCTACTGTCTCGGAGAACTGAAAAGCGTTGGCGGTGAGTCCAGCAGCGATAACGAAGTAGGTGGTGCCAGCGGTGATACCTGTCGGTAGTGCGCCGGTAGTGCTGAATACGATAGGTGTAGTAGATACAAAGCTATGAGCTGTCTGAGTTACTACGGCCGGGGTGGCGATAGTGATAGTAGACGTTCCCCCACGCAAGTTCTCCCATAGGTTAGTAGTGGTGTTGTATCGCTGTAGGTGTTTACCTGTCGCTCCCAGGATATAGTTTGTGCCGTCCTTTTTCTTGTAGTTAAATAGCGAGTGAAACAATGATGCACTTTCAGCTCCAAACAACTCACAACCAGTGTCTTTAGTTAAATACCCTTCCTCAATGAAGTTCATGTTAATCGGGACAGTCCGTCCTCGGTTGTCATCTACGTCAACAGCCTTTGCCAGCTCGTCTTTGATGATGGTGAATGGTTGCTTTTTGATTGGCATACTAAATAATCAAGTTTTGGTGGGTAAACATTACAGCTCCTTTCTGGTTCGTTTCTTCGTAGACTGACTGTGCTGCCATTCGTTCACCCAGTTCAGTGGCAAACTTATTCTTGTAGAAGGCTGAGAGTTCCTCGTCTTGCAGGTCTTCGTACGCACGAGTCATCGCTCCATAGATGATAGGTTCGTGGAAGTATTCGTTGATAGATGGTGTAGACCCACTGACTAGCTCGTCTGGTTTTGGCCAGTACTTCATTGTCAGGTTTGCTACGGTGGTGTCACTACACTTAATCTCCCCATCCTCAATCGTGTAGGCGTAGGGGATAGTCTCTTTAACAAAGTCATTGATTGATACCTCGGTGTATAAGTTACCGTCATTTCCTACCGCTTCACCGTGGGCTGTTCCAAAGGTACTAGGGAGTGTCCCCACCCCAGCAGTAAGGGTGATGATAGTAGTGTCTATATCAGTAGCAGTAAACAGACGCTTCCATACGTCTTTGTACGCCTCGTTGGTGTAGATGAGAAGGATATTGTCAGGAATAACGTCTGTCGTTGCTTCCAGTATCTTTCGTCTTATGATGGTTTGTATTTGGTTTGTTGTCATATGAATGTCTTAAGCCCAATAAGCCCACCCTCATTAGAGAGTGGGCTTGTGGGATTATGAGATTGTTGCTCGGAGAACAGCTCCTCGTCCACGGTTGCCTTCGAATACTTTGTATCCTCGGACAAGTAGTCCTTTACAGGTAGATACGAATGAGTTCGGGTCAGTCTCACTTGAGATGATAGAAACCTTCATAATCTGTGCTGCAAAAGCCATGAATTCCTTCGTACCAGCTAGGAAGAAGTAACCAGTTGTGTTGTTACCTGCTACTAGCTCTGAGAAGTAGATGTCAAAGTTTGCGAATCGGCCTACAAACCCTTCCTTTACTACCTCTTCGTACGCTACGTCTACTGCTGGGATAAACTCTGGTGCTTGTCGCATGATACCTTCCATTGCTGAGTTAACAACTAGGAAACGTCGTTCCTTACGTGGTGTAAGTGATGCGTTTAGTACTGTACCGAGTTGTACCATGTACTGGTATACGTTGCTCTTAGTCAAAGCAACTGCTGTAGCTCCTGCGATTGTGTAAGAAGTACCACTTGATACTGCTCCACCTGTGTACTCACTTTCTGCTCCAACGTCTTTAATTGTGATTGAAGTTGCTGATGCGTACGCTGTAACGATTTGGTAAGTTGCTCCAGCGTCTGCTGTGAAGTAACCTCCTACCATTGCTGCGGTGAAAGTAGTTCCTGTACCTGTTACTGCTCCGGTAGTTGCTGCTACTGCTACTGATCCAGTTGAGTAATTTGTTCCAACTACGTTTGCTCCTGATGCGTTACGTCGTCCGTACTCTAGAAGTTCAGTGTCGATAAGTTCTGACATGTCCATTCGTGCGTTTGATGCGTATTCTGACATTGTGTCTACATCGTTTTGTAGCTTGTCAATGTCGTCTACAACAAACTTGAAGTAGTCAGCTTGGTCGATAACTAGGTCTTCTGAGGTTGGGTTTAGGTCTTGTGCAACCAATGTCATTCCCTTTGTGTATGAAGAAAGACTGATTTTAGCTGCTGTACGAACTCGAACTCGGTCTCCCATGTTCTTGATTTCACCTTCGTACTTTGTGTTGGTGATGTTCTGGTAGATTGTCTCGTTGTAGAGAGTTTCTACTAGTTTAAGGCTAAATACTATTGGAGTATTAGCTGCTAATGATTGTGACATTTTTGGATTTTATAATCCAGAAGGTTTAATTGATTCCTTTTTTTAGGTCAGCGTTAAATTCTTTAGACATATTAGCGAACTTGGTTGGGTTTTCTTGAGACATACGTGTCCAATCTGCGAGTGAGCGTGCCTGAACTGGTGTTTTATCACCGCCGGTTACGTCCTCTAGGTCGACACGTGAAGTCTTCTTCCGTTCCTCTTCTGCTCCAATCTCTTTGGCTTTGTCGTATAGGTAGCTCTTTCCTAAGTCAACGATGATGTCTTTGATGTTATCTGGGACGTTACTCGCGTTGTAGTAGGTGCTTTGAAAGTAATCTTTGTGGTCGGCTAGTTCAGGGAGGACTTGTGTAGCTTCCTGAAATGCGGTGTCCCACTTACTTTTACTATAAGCCTGGCGGGAGAAGGCGATGGCTGGGTCTTGCAGTATCTCATCCTTGGCTTTCTTGGAGATAGTCTGTGACCACTTAAGCAAGTTGGCTTGTGCGTCTTCATCTAAGTCTGAGAATCCTTCGAAAAGGGCTTCTTCTTCTGGTTGGGTAATAACTTCTGCGCTTTTTACATTTGTCTGAGCTGATTGAAACTCTCGTAGTGATTTGTTCTCTTCGTAGAGTCGCTGGGCTTCTCTGGCACTGTCTTTGAATTTCTGCTCGTAGTCTGTAACCTGTGCGTCAGGGGTTTCACCAGTTTCCGTCTGTTCCGTTCCTTCTTGTGGGGTCTCAGGGTTAGCTGTTGCGTCCTGTGTTTCCTCGTCGAATGAGTTTGGATTGTTCATATAGTATTTTTGACCGTCCTGCTAAGGAGGGTTTGGTCTTATAGTTAATTATAACACATTTATTTGGTATCCTTCGCTGCTGGTCGCTTAGTTTTCTTCATGGCAGCAGTAGCTTTCTGTACTTCTGCTGAGGTCAGTGGCTCTGGTTCAGTGATACCAAGACGTTCCAGGGTGTCTTCATCGAGCAAGTGTTCATGCTCAACTAGAAACTCTACGTCTTGTGAGTCCCATGCGGATTTACTGACAATCTCTTCAATGGTGACTACCTTTGGGCCGGAGCCTTCGAATTCCATCATAATTTAATATTTTTTATCCGTTAGTTTTTGTTATTGATAATATTAGCAATCATCTCTTTCTCTTTGGTTGGTGAGTCAAGGAATGAACACAGGCTCTGTGTAAACTCTATCTTCATCTTAAGAAATAAGTCGTCACGTTCGCCTAGACTCTTAGTAGTAAGGCTTTTGATAGCCTGTTCTACCTCTTGGTCGAGGAAAGTACGCACGTCTGCCTCGGTTAACTGCCTACCACTGAGGGTCTTTTCCCATTCAGCGTAGGTAGACTTCTCTTCACTGTTCAACTCATCGACTGACTTGACTCCTATTTTCTGTAGATAATCGGTTAGTATAGACATTATTGTGGGGTGTTAACTGGTAGTTGTGCCGGTTGCTGTGCTGACTGCTGTGCTGGTTGTGGCTGTTCACTTGCTCCTTCCTCTACTGGTGCGCCCATCCCTTGCGGCTGTCCTTTGTTCTCTTCAAACTGGATGACTTCCTCTATCTCAGCTGGAGACCAGCCAATCAGTTCAAGTTCTTTTCGCTTGGCAATCTTGAGTGCTACTGGGTTGTCTAAGAATGAGTTCTTGATGTAGGCGTTCTTCTTTAAGTCCATATCATCGTTGGCTGACTTCTCAGACTGGAGTACTACTCGCACTTCATAGCCCTGGGGGTTGTACCAGTCATCTCTCCCCACTTCTTTAGATTGGAACTTCCCATCAGCGGCCTTCTTGTATAGCTTGATGCGTCCACGTGAGTTTGAGTCTAGTAGGTCGTAGAATATCTGCCCACTTTGCTCCCATGACTGACGGTATTGCTTGGCTACTACCTGCTGTCGTTGGTCTGACTGTTGGAATGATAGCTCTACCTCTCCAAGAGTTGCCATAGCTTTGTCTTGTAGTCCTCGTTCAGTCGGTGTTTGGGCTACTGAGGATTGAATCATGTTCTTTATGTAGTCAATTTGACCAGTAGTGTCTCCCAGCGGTTGGATTTGCATCTGCTGGATCACCTCTGACGGATTGCCAGGTACACCATACATACCAAACGGTCGAGCCTCAAAGGCTTGTGGGGTAAAGGTTCCGTTCATTGTGTTGAAGAAGTACATACCAAAATTACGGTACGCTCGGTTCTCTAGGTCTTGAGAGAAGTACATGTTCACTACCTTGTTCATTTGCCGTACGTTGTCAGCGATAGCGTCACTCCAAATATCATTCAGGTCTGGGTCTGATGCCCATGTTGCATACGGTAGGTAGTCAATACCAATCGCTTCCTTTAGTGGCTTGTTGTATAAGACTACTGAATCCAGGGCAATAACAATAAGATGCCGTACAAAACGGTTCTCTGTCTTATCCCAAATAAGTTTATGGCTACGGTTTAGCTCTACTTGTACGTCTGAGGCTTTGTAATCGTCATAGTTGGTTACTCCCAGGTCCTCTAGTCGTTGTCGTCTACTCTGGGCTTCCTCGTCACTCCGGTTAGCTTCTAAGAGTCCTTGCTTGCTGTCCAGGTAGACCTTAAGCGCATCCTTACCTTCCTTAGTGTATGACTTGTTCGCCAGGATAGCTCGTAGCGGTATGAAGATGTTCTTATGGTTGAAGTATCGAGCCGTGTTGATGTCTAGTGGGTTGGTCTGAGGGTCAATGTCGATGTCGTAGGGGTCTACTACCGCACATTTGATACGGTTATCCTTCATGTACCAGTACTTGAATCCTCTACCCTGTATTCCGACTATCTTCTTCTCTAAGTTATCAATGATGTCTAGGCTCTGCGTGTCGTAGGTGTGTTGCCATAGTTCGTTAAGAACAACCTCACCGTCTAAGTCACGGTTGCCACTACCTCTGGTCTCAAACTCTAGCTGAGGAGCTTCGTCTATTTCACTAATCCAGTTTTGGACAGTATCACGAATAATAGGGATGTTAACTGCTTGCCGTTGGGTGAGTCTATTGGTAGCTACCTTGTCTCGGTACAGGGTGTAGTTCTCGTTCCACTGGTCAAATCGTCGCTTCTTAAACTGGATAGATTGGTCTTTCTCCTGTTGGTGCTGATTGATTAAAGTTGAATTGTCCATAGGGGGGTGTTGATAAGTATTATTATACCACGCTTAAATGCCGAACTCCTGAATGAGACCACCGGCTTGAGCTTGCATAGTTGACCTGTTCAGGCGTAGTGGTTGGCTTGGTAGCTCCCAGACTGATAAGGCTGTTCCCATAACTGTGTCGTCATGAAGATGGTCTGGGGCTTTTACCTTTAACTTAGTACCGACTAGCTCGTATTGGAAGTATGATAGTTCCTTTTTAAGTACCTCATCGTCCAATAAAGCCACCTTACGCTGGTCTAGTTTGATTGATAGGTTGTTTAGTATGTCTTTACGACTCTGCTCAGTGAACTTGAATGGTTCTAGCATGATACCTCTTTGGTTCAAGTCTTCTACTACAGGGTCTCCCACTCCAGTTGCGTCAATAAAACCAGCAGGTCGATTAAACTTATGATAGATAGCTTCTATCTTGGACTTCTGAATGTTCCAGTCCATGTGATTGAAGCGTTCCAGGAAGACTTGTTCGTGCGTGTGTGCGTCTATGATTGAAATCACGGTAAAGTCTTGGTACTTGGCAAGGTCTACTCCCATGCGATAAAAGCGCAGTGGGTTCGCTTCCACTGGCTGGGTAATACATACATCGTTAATGTTCTTAAAGAAGTTAGTAGCGTTAGCAATGAACTTGCAGTAGTACTCCTGCTGAATCATGTCCTCCGGCATACCCTCTTGACGTTCTCTTTCGATGTCTTCCTCGGTTAATACGCCTGTATCAGTGATAGTTAGTACCTCTGTGAACCACTCTGGGTTGTTTCTAGCCATCTCATACAGCTCATAGGCGTGGTTTTGACCACGTGGAGTACCATTAAAGATAGCCCAGCCCTTGTTTACTAAAAGAATAGGGCGTATAAAACTCCATATATCAGCTCTAGTAATAGGGTACTCACTGAATACTACGCCAATCGGGTTCGTACCGACTCCACTCTTATCAAAAGTATCGGCTCCGATCAGTTGAATGATTGAACCATTGACTAGCGTAACCTTCAAAGTAGACTCGTTTGTCTTAGCGATTATCTCTTTTGGAATATGGTCAAGCATGCGGAATCCGTCTATGTCTATGTTGTCCCAGATAACCTTACGGGCCTGTGTGTACTCTGGTAAGAAGTAGAAGTATGTGCCAACTCTCCCTAATGCTCGCTTTACCAAGTAGTTGAAACAGGTTTTATCTTTACCCGCTCGTCTATGGTGGATTATAAAGGCACGAAGGATACCGTTATCCATCGCTTTATACAGTGGTAGCTGGTAGTTACGTGGCTGGAACTTATGTGGGACTGTCACCATAGTTAATTACATTGATGTTTACCCCTGCTCGTTCGGTTTCCTTTCCGCTTAATAGCTGTACGTTCTTAGTTAGAGTATCTAGTGAGCGTACTAAGTCAGTGTGACGTTCGTTGTCTAGGTCTTTGGTGGATATTTCCATTAGAATTCTATTCCGTTCGGCTTCTAGCTTCTCTAAAAAAGGCATCACAACTGATTGATATGATTTAGTGCCCGTCACCTCTTGGGGGTTGCCTGATGTGTTATCAGAATAGCCAACTTCCCTTAATATCTTTCCCATGTTCACCTTTTTGCCTGTTCCTAGGCTTTCCACAACTTTCGTGGCAGCTCTCTTAGCGTTTTCACTAGCCATATATAATAGTATTTACATCATCCCAGTTGCTGAATCTGATTGCTTTGTCGTCTATGTAGTAATCAGCATTGGGCTTTATGTTAGTAATTGTATCATATGTCAAGCCGTAGTAGTCCATGAACTCAGCTATGTGTTCTGGTTGTCCTCCTCGAACTGAGTGAACGATGACGGCATAGCCAGCTTCTCGGTATCTTTTGAGACTCTCTTTTGCTCCTGGTAGTGGCTGTCCCATTCTCCTATTGGGTAATGGGTTCTTATAGTCGTGTATTACTCCGTCAAAATCTATCGCTAGTACCTTTTTAGCTGCCTGGGTTGGGGCTTTTCTAGTATCTAGGACGGCTCGCTTGCTTTTAGGTATCTTCATTACTTCTTATTACGGGTCTTGGAGACTCTTTTTCCCTTCTTGGGCTTGGTTTCTACTCCGTAGCTCTCTAGTGTGTGGGCTAGTGTGCCTGATTCTTTGGAAATCTTTAGCTTCTTCAGTGTTAGGGCTTCGATAATTAGTGATTGGATGCAATTCTTTAGAGCTTCGTTGTTATTTAAAGCGGTGGTGAAGTTAATTTCCTCTAACTCTGGCTCTGGCTTAAGTGTCGCTGGATTAGCTACTGTCTTACCAGTATCAATTACTAGGGTTCCCAGTACTGCTGCGATATTAAAAGCGTCTTTTGTGCTTACATCTTGTACCGTTAGTTTAAGTGATTTTACTTGCATTGGTTTTATTGTACCACGTTATATTGTCCCCTATAGACGAATCGAACGTCTGCGTTGTAGTGAGTCGGTGTATTGGTATGATTCAATACAGATAGACAGAAAAGATAAATAAGAAACATCTCACTACTAGGTGCTTACCATAAGGGGGATGCTGGCGGAGACTTTAAGAGTTACCAGCCCTTATATTATACCTTATCGGGTGGGGTGTTGTCTAGGACTGATAAGTAATCACGTAACGTATTCCTGAAACGCTTGAATGCTATCCACTGTCTAGTTCCACCATCAGGTTCCAAAGGTTATTAAATACACTGCGATAATTAATGTGTTAAACCATGTTCCGATTACAAAGAAATCCATATTCTAATCCTGCTTATCCTTATAATGCTCCTCTGCGATTTGGGCGAGGTCTTTTAGTAGTTCGTCTAAAGGTAGTAAAAACCCATCAGTTTCGCGCCATTCAA